GTGCCCTATTTTCATCGCGGCAATCTCAAGGATTGGAAGCTCACCACTTTCAACGCCAAGGCCGAAACGATCAGGACATCGCGTACCTATCGCGGCGCGTTCGAACGCCGGCGCTGCTTGGTCGGCGCCGACGGCTGGTGGCAATGGAACGGTCCGAAGGATGCGCGGCAGAAATGGCTTATTTCCCCGCGCGATCCCGAGCCGATCATGCTCATTTGCGACTGGCTACGTCCGCGATGAAGAGCGAATCCGATCCTAACGGAGGGATCGTTGATGTTCGAAATTCATATCTATGCGGCTGGCGGCGAATATGTTCTCGCGATCGGCAGCGAGAACCACGAAGAGCGCCACCCGAGTGAGGCCGCCGCGATCGGCGCCGCGGTGCGCGCGGCGCAACGGCGCGACGGCCCCTACCACATCAACTATTGGCGGCCGTAGGGGGCGCAAAAGCGAAATTGCTTACCAGCAATTCGCCCGCCTTGTTGGCACCGAGCGCCGTTCTTGAGATGGTGTAGGTCGTGGACACTGCCACCTGGTGGAAATCGTCGAACGCGGCGCGAACGCCCGGCGTGTCGTTGATCGATAGCAGAAACTTGCCGCGGATCCCCGCCAGCTGCTCAGCCATGCACGCAAAGTCGTCTCGCGAGAACACGTCCTCGCCGTAATCGGTCTCGCACCCCCAATAGGGCGGATCGATATAGAACAGCATGCCGTCGCGATCGTACCGCCGTATGAAGTCGGCATAGTCGAGCCGCTCGATCACCACCCCGGCCAGCCGCTCGTGGATCCGCTCGAGCTGGTCGCGCAGCTTCGTGACGTTGAACCGCGCGCCTTGCGAGCGATCGACGCCGAAATTGCGCCCTTCGACCTTCCCGCCGAACGCTAGGCGCTGCAAATACAGGAAGCGCACGGCGCGCTCAATGTCGGTCAGCATGTCCGCCGGCATCGCCGACAGGCGTTCGAACTCGTCACGGCCGGAGATCGCGAACCGCATCTCGTTCATGAAGTAATCGTAATGCCGCTGCAGCACGCGGAAGAACGTCGACACGTCGCGCGACACGTCGTTGATAACCTCGCACGAGAGCCGACGGCGCCGGCGCAGGAATACGCCGCCCATGCCGACACAAGGTTCGGCGTATCCGTCGGACTCAGCGCTGTCGATGATCGGCACGATCGTGCGCGCAAGGTTTCGCTTACCGCCGATATAGCCGGCGGCGGGCGCCGTCGAAGCGACGGCGCGGGCAGTTAACGTCATCATAGGTATTGTTCACTCATACAGTCCCCGCCCGTTGCACGGGTGCGGGGCGGCCTGGTTAGGCCGATTGGGTCGTGACGAGCTCGCATCTCGTCGGTGAAGCGCGTGACAGCGCGCTTCCCCCCGCGCCGGCGGCAACCGGCACGGGAACCCGTTCACCGTCGCTTGCTCGCCTGGCCTCCTTTGGTCAGCGGCTCGTACGGCCGGAATTTGACGGCTTCCACGCCGAGCCAGTCATTCACCTCGAGCATGCGCAGCTGCAGCGGCGCGATGGTGTTCTGGTAGAAGGCGTTGGTGGATTCGACGATGTTGCCCAGGCCGCCGGCGTTCTTTGGAACGACCCCGAGCAGGATCGGCGGCACGCGATGCGCCGCCAGGATATCGTCGCGCGTCGTATCCTTTATGCCGAGGAATTCGTCCTTCGCGGCAACCTCGCCGATCGGGATGATCTGCACCCCGTCCTTCTTGCCGCCCGGCGCATGGACGAACAGGTTGCGGAAGTTTCCGACACCCTTCGAATCCTCGAGCGCTTCTTCGATCGCATCCGCGCTCTCGTCGTCGATCGTCGGCTCGTTCAGATAGAAAATGAAGCCGGCGTGACTGCCGTTCTGATAGTAGCGCCGACGAAATAGCGTCGATTGTTCGTTGAGGAACGCCGACTGCAGGGCTGCCAGATATTCGGGGATACCATAGATTTCCTGCGCTAGATCGGGCTCGTATAGCTGGAACACCCGCCCAGGAAGAAACGGGCTTTCCTGCTTGAAGCCGGGCACCCAAAAGAACTGGTCGGGGGCGATCCCACGCCGGGTGTACATCGCCGGCGAATTCAGCAGTTGCATCGGTCGGCCGGCCAGATTGTCCCGGCGCTCGAAATAGCCGTTGCCCATGGCGAGAAAGTTCAGCGTGAACTCGCCGAAGTTACGCCGATCGAGCCAGCGCGTCGGTTCGAACGTGGCGACCAGCTGGTCCCGTTTGAACTGGATCGCGCTCGAATGATGCGCGGTGACGCGATAGGCGCGCGCTAGGCCGGACATCGGGATGGGCGGCTCGTACCATCGACCGTTGGACCAACACTCGGCGTACGTCAGCAGGTCGCGCCGATCGAGCACCGCTTCGACGTCGCCGAAGCGAAACGCGCGCACCCCACGTCCGGGTCCCGTCGCCTCCAAGGGATAGGTGCGGCTCGCTGTGACCGTTCCCTCGATCGTCGCGCCGCTTGCGTCGTGCTCTACGTTCATCAGCGGCAGCTGGGTCATCCCGGCCGTTCCCATGTCCGAATGTCCTTACCTTGGCTTTGCGTGTTGAAGTGTCGGCCGGATCGAGCGGCTCGTTCGCCAGCGCGTGCATCACGGCCCAGGCAAGATCCGCGTGTCCGGTTTCGCCGGCGCGGCTGGCGACGTAGGTGACCTGGCGCTGAGACTTGGTGAGCTCGGCCTGGATGGCCATGAAGCTGGCCGCGATGTCGTTTGCGCCGGCGTCGAACTCGAGCCGGCCGGCCTGCATCACGGATTTGGCCTTCAACACCATCTGCGTCTTGACGGGCACCGAGTAATCGATCCGCTTTGCCGTCGGGAACCGCTTGACGACAAGCTGCCAGACCGATGCGCCGACGCCGGTGGTATCGATACCGATATAGGTGACGTTGTACTTCTCGAGCTGCTCGAGGATCTTCTCAGCCTGCTCCTGAAAGCCCAAGCCTTTCGTCCGGTATTTCGCCAGGACGCGGAACTTGTCCTTCGCGTGCCGCGGCGCTGCGACTACGACCAGGGCGGCGTTGTCGCCGGCGGCGCTTTCATCCGGGTCATAGCCGATCCACACCTCGCCGTCGCCGTAAGGCCGCAAGGCATAGGGATCGAAGTCGGCCGACCACGCTTCCCAGCTGTCGACCATGCAGCGCCTCACCAGCGCGTACGGGAACATCGATTGGGAATCGTCGATGAACTGGCACAGCAGCAGGTTGTCGAATTCGTCCGCGCTATATTCGATGCGCAGCTCGTCGATGTCGAAAAGGTCGCAACCTTTCGCCTCGGCATCGTGGATCGTGACGATCTGCCGCCAGATGCGATCGGGCCCGACGCGACCGCCTTTGAGGTGTTCGTGCGAGATGTCGAACTCGGCGCGTTCGTTCTTGGCGCGGCGCGCGTTGAAGCGATCGCCGCTCCAGAGCTTGTAGGCTTCATGGCCGCGGGTCGACGGCGTCGAGATGATCGTCTTGCGAAAGCGCTTCTGCAGCGCCATCGCGGAGGCCACCTTCCACAGCTCTTCGAAGCCGTAAATCCAGAAGCCCTCGTCAACATAGACGTCGCCGTGATAGCCCTGAGCGGTGCGATAGTTGGTGCCGAGGAAATAGAGCGTCGGTTGCTCGCCATCCTCGTTCTGCAGTCCATCGACATCGAGGACGATCGGATCGCCCTCGAGCTTGACGCCGGTGACGGACTGCACCCAGGCGATGATGTACTGGCGGAAGATATTCGCCTGGGCGCGGCTGGCAGAGATGAAGATCTGATTATTGCCCGTCTCGAAGCAGCGGACGAGCGCCTCACGGGCGAAATACCAGGTCGCGCCGATCTGGCGGCTCTTGAGCAGGAACCGCGTTCGCAGCGACGAGCTGTTCCGCCAATCATTCTGATATTCGAAGAGCTTTCGGCCGAAATCTGCGACCAGTTGCTCGACTTGGTCTTCCGTCAGGTGGTTCTTCGTCGGCTTCTTTTTCGCGCCCGCGTTGCGCGCGGCGATCGCCGGGTTCAGATCGACTTCATTGCCCCCCGGTGCCTGATATCGGCGAACCCTCGCCAAGCGCTCGATCTGGCGGCCGAGCAGGTCGATCTCTTTGAAATCCTGTCCGGTCTTTGTCTCTTTGGCGACGAGCTGGCAGTATCGCGCCTCCGTAGCGCTCTCGCACCGGACGATCGTCGGCGCTTCATCCCATTTGTCGCGCGTCTTCCAGCTGGCGACCGTGCTCGCGTTGAGTGCGAGACCGTGCAGCTTGTTCAGTTCCGCCGTGAGCTCGGTAACACCCCAGCCGCGCCAATAGAGGCTCCGCGCCAGAAAGCGCGGATCTAGAAATCGCTCGCCGTGGATCGGCGCCGTGGGTTCGGGATGGCGGTCTGCCGGCATCGCGCCGGACGCTAGCCGCGCCCGATCGTGTGGAGCGCCTGGCGGCTGTTGTAGGTGGCGACCCTACAACAGCACCGCGTTGCGCGTTGCCGCGCTTCTCGCCCTTTTGGCGGCTCCCGGGCGCGGTCGGTTCTGCCCCTTGCCGACCGTGCCCCACGATCAACCGCGGAGCGCGACCCGAACCATGGCCAAGCTGTCCAAACCCTTCCGTTTTGCCACCGAAGGCAACACCTGCGACGGCCGCACGATCTCGCGGCAAGACATCGTCGACATGGCGGCGACCTACAAGCGCGAGACCTATTCCGCGCGCGCGAACATGGAGCACATCCGCGGATTCTCGGCCGACCCGCCGTTCTGCGCCTATGGCGACGTCGCCGACGGTCTCACCACGCAGGAAGTGAATCTCAGCGTGGGAGGCAAGACCGAGAAGCGCCTGGCGCTCGTCGGCCAGGTCGATGCGCTCGACAACCTCGTCTCGCTCAACGCGAAGGGGCAAAAGCTCTATCCGTCGATCGAGATCAATCCGAACTTCGCGGGCAGCGGCAAAGCGTACCTGCAGGGCCTGGCCTTCACCGACAGTCCTGCGTCACTCGGGACCGAGATCATGCAGTTCGCCGCCGGCGCCGGCGCCGCGAACCCTTTCCTTTCCCGCAAGATCGATCCGGGCAATTTCTTCAGCGCAGTCGACGAGGGGGTCATCCTGGAATTCGAAGACGCGACCGAGCAGGCGCCGACCGAATCGTCAAAGCTGTTCGCGGCGGCGACCGCGTTCTTCCAGAACTTCGCCAAGGGCGGCGAAAAGCCGGCCGAGCCGGCGCCGGCCGCGCCGACCCCGCCAGCCAACGACAACGACATGGCCGCTGCGATCGGCGCGGGTTTCGAAAAGCTGTCCGCCGCGATGACCGCCATGTCGAAAGAAACCAAGACCGCGATCGGCGAGCTGCGCTCCGATCATGACGCGCTCAAGGCTTCGATCGAGAACACCGATGGCGGCCAGCAGCGGCGTGCACCGGCCGCGGGCGGAAACGCCCACTACGCCAAGGCCGACTTCTAACCCCACGCCGCCCCGCCCCCCAACCGCACTTCCGCCCCGGAGACACCGATGCGCAACGATACCCGCGAACTCTTTTCGGCTTATGAGGCGCAGATCGCCTCGCTCAATGGCGTGCCGCGCGTCGACAAACTGTTCACCGTCGATCCCTCGGTCGAGCAGAAGCTCGAAACGCGGGCGCAGGAATCGAGCGCCTTCCTATCGCAAATCAATGTCATCGGCGTCGATGAACTAAAGGGCGAGAAGGTCGGTATCACGATGGGCAACCCGATCGCGAGCCGTACCGACACGAGCGGTGCCGGGCGTCGCAACCCGGTCGATCCCACCGGCCTCGATAGCGACGGCTATGAGCTGGCGAAGACCAACTTCGACACGATGCTGAAATACGGCAAGCTCGACGCCTGGGCGAAGTTCCCGGATTTCCAGACGCGAATTCAGAACGCGATCCTCGAGCGCATGCAGCTCGACCGCATCATGGTCGGCTGGAACGGCACGAGCGTCGCCGCGACCACCGATCCGAACGCGAACCCGCTGCGCCAAGACGTCAATATCGGCTGGCTGGAACAGATGCGCGTCAACAATCAAATCCGCGTCATGGACGAGGGTTCGGTGGAGGCGGGCAAGGTGATGGTCGGCCCAGGCGGCGACTACGCCACTCTCGACGCGCTCGTGTGGGACGCCGTTCAGTCGCTTCTCCCCAGCTGGGCGAAGGGCCGCACCGATCTCGTCGCGATCACCGGCGCCGCGCTGCTGCATGACAAGTACTTCCCGCTGATCAACCGCGACGAAGCGCCGACCGAGCAGGTCGCGCGCGATCTGATCATGTCGTCGAAGCGCCTCGGCGGCAAGCAGGCGGCAGAGGTTCCATTCTTCATCGACCACGCGGTGTTCATTACGCCGCTGGCGAACCTGTCTCTGTATTACCAGAACGGCAAGCGTCGTCGTCTCATCCGCGAAGAGCCGGACGCCGATCGCATCGCCGACTATCAGAGCTCGAACGAGGGCTATGTCGTCGAGGATTACGACCTCGCCTGCATGGTCGAGAACATCGAGATGATCCCGAGCGAGGATTGATCCCGATGGCGATGTCCCCTGCTCAACGCCATCTCGCCCGGGCTGCGGCCCGGGCGGGAACCATCGCGACGGTCGCCGCGCCGCGCCGCGAGCGGCCGACATCGGGCCCGGAGGCGTCCGCCTACCTGCTCGAGCGCGCGCGGCTCGGCGTCGATCTGCGCCGGCTGAAGGAGATCCAGTCGCGTGAGCGCAAGATCGAGCTGAAGCGCGAATTGATCCCCGGTTATGCGGACTGGATCCGTGGAGTAATGGACGCCGATCGCGAGGGTAGGGATCGCCGTTCCGGTCGCATCGCAGCTGATCAAGCCGATCGGCATGGTCGCGACCGCCTGGAAGGCCGATGTCAACGACATGGCAAAAGCGTCCTATGCCAATTTCAACAATCTGCATGTGCCGATCGACCAGACCACTCTGGCGTTCGACGCGATGGCTGTCGCCGGCCAGCAAGGCGGCTTCGAGCTGAAGGACATGGCGCAATATTTCCCGATGCTGACCGGGCGCCTGCAGTCGCTCGGCCAGAAAGGTGTGCCGGCCGTCGCCGATCTGTCCGCGGCTTTGCAGGTCGCGTTCCAGGATACCGGCGAAGCCGAACAGGCGGCGACCAACATCAAGAATTTGTTGATCTCGATGAATTCGCAACGGGTGGAGACGCAGTTCAAGAAGATCGGCGTCGATCTGCCCAAGGCACTGAAGAAAGCGTACAAGGAAGGGAAGACGCCATTGGAGGCGATCGCCGATCTCGTCAAGAAAACGACGAAGGGTGATCTGTCGAAAGTTGGGCACCTCTTCACAAACCAAGAGGCGTCGGCGGCGCTGCTGTCTCTCATCCAGCATTACGATGCCTACAAAAAAATTCGCAGCGACGCGAATGCTGGAGGTGGTGCGAACCAACGCGCCTTCAACGAGCGGGTCGCGACCGATCCGTCGGCGCGACTGGCTCGCTTCCGCGCGCAGCTGGAGCGGCTAGAGATCAACCTTGGCAATCGCCTGCTTCCCGCCGTCAATAAGGGCATGGAGAAGATCGGTGCGCTGGCGGATCGATTCGGAGCTTGGGCCGACGCCCACCCGAAGATGGCGAGCGCGCTTATGAAACTAGCCGCTGCATTGGCGGTCATCCTAGTCGTGTTCGGCGCGCTCGCCGTCGTCGGCGGTACGCTCATTGCCGGATGGGGGGTAATGACCGGGATATTTAGTGCGGTCTGGGCCGTGCTCGTATTCGGTTTCGGAATCATCGCATCGCTTCTCGGCGCGATTGCGACGCTGGTCGGCTTGCCGTTTATCGTTGTCGCCGCGATCGCCGCAGCGCTCGTCGTCGCCGGCATAGCGATCTACAAATATTGGGATCAGATCAAATCCGGCTTTGCGTCTGCATGGCATTGGCTGGAGGGCCTGGTCGGCCAGATGGCCACGATCGGCGTCAACCTGGTGCAGGGCATTATCAATGGAATCGGTTCGATGTTCGGCGCGCTGAAGGCCAAGATCGTCAGCCTCGGCAAGGGCGCGGTGAACTGGTTCAAGGGCGTGCTGGGCATTCATTCGCCCAGCCGTGTGTTCATGCAGCTCGGCGGCCATATGACGAATGGGCTGGCGATCGGCGTCGACCGCGGCGCCGGGGCGCCCCTCGCGTCCATCGGAGCGCTCGCGAATCGCGCGACGGCCCGCGCCGCGATGATCGCCGCCTCGATCGCGGCGAGCGCCGCGCCGGCTGCTGCAGCTGCAGGGCCGTCGACCTCGGGCGTTGCCGGATCCGCGCAGCATTACCATCATCACGAGGGCGATACGTTCCATATTCACCTCCCGCCGGGCGGCGGCGGAGACATGCACGCGATGGCGCGCCAGCTCCTCGCCGAAATCGAACGGATCAAGGGATCGCGACGACGCGCGGAATACGAGGACGATTGATGCTGCTCGCCCTCGGTCTTTTCGTCTTCGATCTGCCATCGCTTCCGCTCGAGCAGGTCGATCGGTCCTCGTCATGGACGCATGCCCGCAATCCGCGCATTGGCGCGCGCGACGCAGCGCAATTCATCGGGCCCGGCGAAGACAGCCTTTCCCTGGGCGGATGTCTCTTGCCGCAGGCGTTCGGCAGCTTCGCGGAGATGCGCAACCTGCGCGACATGGCCGACACGGGCGAAAGTTGGCCGCTTGTGACCGGCATGGGCGAAGTGATGGGCACTTTCGTCATCACGCGGATTCGCGAAGGCAAGCGCTATTTCCTGCCCGATGGCCGGGCATTGAAGACCGACTTCACCATCGAGCTCGAGCGCGTCGCCTGATGGCGGAGCGGAGACAGAACGTGCCGGACTTTCGCCTGGCGATCGACGGGAAGGATCTGACCGGCAAGGTTCGCCCGCGCCTGATATCGCTACGCCTGACCGAGAAGCGCGCCGGCGAGGCCGACGAGCTCGAGATCCAGCTCGACGATACCGACGGGCTTCTGGCCATTCCCCGCAAGGGTGCAAAGGTCTCTTTGTCGATCGGCTGGGCGCGCGGCAGCGACGTCGCCGTCGGCCTGGTCGACAAGGGCGTCTTCACGGTCGACCAGACGAGCTGGCAATCGGCGCCGGCGCAAATCTCGATCACAGCGCGCTCGGCCGACCTCACTGCGGGCTATCGCGTACGGCGTGAGCGCAGTCACCGGAGCACGACCCTCGGCGCGATCGCGCGCAAGGTCGCGAGCGCGAACGGCCTTCAGGCGAGCGTTTCGGCGGATCTGGCGGATATCCCGATCGCCATGCATGTCCAGGATCAGAAATCCGACATGGCGATGATCAGATCGCTCGGCCGGCGCTACGACGCGGTCGCCACGGTGAAACACGGCAAGCTGATCCTCGCGCCGATCGGCGCAGGCAAGACCGCCGGCGGCAAACCGATACCGACCCTTGCCATCACGCCGGCCGAGGGTGATCGCGTGTCGTGGCAGTCGGCCGAGCGCGACAGTTACACCAAGGTCGAGGCGCGCTGGCACGATCGCGGATCAGCGAGCCGTAAGACGGAGAGCGCCGATGTCGGCACGGGATCCGCGTCCAGCGACGGCAAGACCCGGCGCTTGCATCGCACCTATCATAGCCAGGCGACCGCAAAGGCCGCGGCCAAGGCTGAAGCCAAGCGCATAGGGCGCGCTGCAGGATCGTTATCGTATCGCTTCGCGCTCGGCCGCGCCGATGTCTACCCGGATCGCCGCGCATCGGTGAAAGGCTTCAAACCGGGCATCGATAGCGACAATTGGCTGGTGACCGAAACGACGCATGCGATCGACGGCCAGGGCGGCTTCGTCACAGAGACTAAACTCGAGCTCGGTAACTAGGGCGAATATCAGCTGCTACCGAGCTGTCCTTGACAGAAGGCGCCATCCGCTCGGCTACCATGCCCGCAATAGTCGGATATGACCGCGTCATTCCACGAGCTCCAATGTCCCGCCTCGTGGGCCGCATCGAGGATGGACTCGGGCGTCGCGCCCATATGCACGCTCTGGCGCATCTCCTGATCGTCGTACGATATATGGGCGATGCCGCGACCGGAGGGTCCCATTCCCGTCCGCTGCGAGCCGTTGATCCAGAATGTAATCCCATGTTCAAGCAATTCGGGGGTCGGGTTTTCCCGCAACCGCTTTTGGCCAAACGCCAAAATCTGCTCGGAGGCCTTTTCGATCAACACTCCAGAACGTGGTGCATCGAGAATATCGATCGTTACGTTCAGGTGCGAAGAGAGCGGCTCCAACTGCTCGGAAACAATGATCCTGATCGGCCGGTCCTGGACAACTGGCTGACCCGCGGTCACGTCCATGTAGCCAACTATGCCCGCGAGCACCACGTAGGCTGCAGCGATGGACAAACGGAACGGCAAAGTGCCCGCATATGGATCATGCTCCGGGGCCGCACGGTAAGCCTCAATCAGCCTACCTGTCGCCGCCAGGGTGGCCAGCCCGCACGCACCGATCAGCCACCAAGGACTGAAGAAAATGGAGAGCACGATGCCGACCGCGGGAAGCGCCGCCGATCGGGCCCCGATTACGAACGATGAACCCGGTCGAGCATCGTAAAGCGGCCCGAAGCCAAGAGTCAGCAGAAACGCCACAACGTAGCCTAGAGCCGACATTGACGCCGCCTTGCCGGTGCTTGGCCCGCATGTCGTCGACTGCGACGCATTCGATCACGACACTCTAATCATCTACCGACAGCTTTTGATGAGCGATAACAGCATCGCGGCGGTCGTTCCAGCCGCAATCCTCGATAAATCAATCATTGTCGAGCGGAGCCCCCTCGAAAAGTTTGCTCGCGAGCCCTTCGATGACGGTCGCCACCGCTTGACGATGCGCGTTGGTCAG